ACAATATATGATTATTAGAGATTATAAAGATGATGCTTCATCTAAAGATTTTCGTGTTGAAACAAACTTTAGAAATTTAGCAGCACAAAGAACATTTTATAAAATGCACGCAGCAGCAACGGCTGTTGGAGCTGTAACTGAAGGAAGACTTGATGTTAGTGCTGGTGATATTATTAGAGTTAATACAGACACTAAAAACATTTCGGCAGACAAAAAAGACAATCCAGTATTAAGTGGTAGATTTTTAGTTACTGGTGTTTCAAATAATGTTGAAAATGGAGTATTAAAAACGTCTATGACGATGTTTAAGTATGATTGGTCTGATGCTGGTGAAGATGATGGTAGTCGTTCATCAAATGGTGTGGAGGTAGTTGTATAATGGCTGGAATGGGAATATCAAATCCATTATTTTTTGTTGGTAAAGTTGAAGATATTTTAGATGGCGGTTTAATGGGCCGCGTTAAAGTTCGTGCATTTGGTATTCACGGTGCAAATGACGAAGTTCCTGTTGACGAGCTACCCTGGGCAACTTGTGTTGCAGGTAACTATGACGAAAACCCAACTCCACCACCACTTAACTCATTTGTATTTGGAATGTTTTTAGATGGTGAAGAAGGGCAACATCCATTAATACTTGGACTTATTCCTGGCCAATATACAGAAAAAGAAATACCAGAAAAAGACGGCCATGGTGTTATTCCACCTTTTGCTAAATCTATTTTAGGATGGCTCGGCGGTCCAAAAGATATTGGTGAAGTACAATCAAGCAGATTAAAGCGCGCTGAAGATTTAGGAAATACTTATATCGGCCCAAGAGATGCTAACGCTTTACAACAGCAAAAAATTGCGGATAGTGATTTAACTTGGGGTGAACCTGGGCCTGCTTATGCTGCACGTTATCCATTTAATAGAGTTATTGAATCACGCGGCGGCCATAGTATTGAATTAGATGATACACCAGGTGCAGAGCGTATTACTATTCAACACAAGTCTGGTGCTTATATTGAAATAGACGCCATTGGTACATTTAAAGAACGAGCTCAAGGTGACCGTTACGAAATTAATATTGGTACCAAACACGAATCTTCAGGCCATTCAGTTGTAACGATTAATGGTAATTCTCATGTTTACGTTAAAGGTAATAAGACCGAAGAAATCATGGGTAATTATAAGCGCATCGTACATGGTGAAAACGAAGTTACAGTCGGTGGTCAATCATATCATAATGTTGGTGGCCACTTATTCATGCGTGGCGCATCAACTAAAATCGAAGGTAATGCTGATAGAGTCACAATATTCGGCCGAAACGAAGTACAGATTGAAGCAGAAAAACAAATCAATAATGTTTCAGGACACATTAAAAATAATGCGATGCTTACATTTAGTGCTTATGCAAATAAAGCAGTTCGTCTTACAACTCCACAAGACATGCATTTCTATGCTGTTGGAAGTATTATTAATACAGCATTAGGAACAGCACCAACGTCATTAACCCCAGTAGCTGGAAGCACAGGGTCACAAACATCTAGAGGATTTAATGTTACAGCGCCAACATTTAACGTTGCATCGGCATTAGGAAGTTTTACTGGTGTTTTCAATGCTACTGCTTTAAATACTGCTACACTATTAGCATCAACAGCGTCAGTAGGAGCTGGTAATTTTGGAGCAGTAAATACTGCAGCTCTTGCTGCGCCTTTACCTATCAGTTCTGCACCAGGTAGTCCTTGTAAACCAGGCCCTGGTAGATTAATAGGAATTGGAGCTCCAACTGTAACTATACCTGTACTTAATCCGCCGGGTATTTCTTCACCCGTTCCAAGTCTTGTACCAGGTCAAATTTCAGGAGTTGCATTCCCATTAGGTAATGGTCCAGGATTTGCTGCTACAGTACTCACATCGCCGCTGGCTGCATTAACAGGATTTGATATTAATATATTACCAGAGGGTGGCTTAGGTATTCCTAGAATTCAAATGCCTACTCCAGCAAGTCATGGTGTTTCAATAGTACCTGGAGGTTATTTCTCATTAGGTTACGCCACTGGATTTGCTGAATCTATGGAGGCTGAAGACTAATGGCTAGTAGTTGCGTAGATAGACGAAACCAAGTTTATAAAAATCAGCAATTAATAGGTGATGGTCCTACACTAAATGCTGATGGTTCATATACAATTCATCAAGTTGATGTTTTTGCACAACAACTTCTTGATAATATTATAGCTGAATCTGATAATAATCCAATTACAAAAGTTGTCAATAAGTTTGGTGATGGATTTTACGATGCTGTTAATTATATTAATGGTAATCTCAGAAACTATGATTCTAGTAATTTTCCAGCATTAAATAATAGATGGGACAGAGGCAATGTTTCTACTATTGAAGTAGCTGATTTTATTGAAGCATATAATTACTCACCTAGTGGTATTCAGAATCAAACACCCAATAAACTATTAAGTGATTTAGATGGTTATTATAATGGTGGTATTTACGAAAGCGCGCTAGGCGGTTTTTGTAATAGTATGAATAGCTTATTTAATACTATTGACGCATTCTATGATTTAATTGGTGTTGTTGATGGATTAATCCAAGACGCAGCTGCAATATACAGAAAGTTTCTTGCTTTAAAAGGAAAGTACGAAGGTCAAAATCCTTTAGAAATTATTGAAGAAAAAATTGTTAAAGCTTTAATGAGAGAAATTCAAGAAAAGATACTTGATTCTATCGTTAAAATATACGAAAAAGTAATGGATGCTATTGATAACTTTGATATTACGGACCAAATTGGTGATTTAGTTGTAGGTATTGACAAATCTCATACAAAGTATATAATGACACGCAAAGAGCGCATGTGTAACGAGTTTACAGAAGAAGCTCAGAAGAATGTAAAAGATAGAGTTAAAGGCTTTATGGATTATGCTTTTGGTTTATTCGAGCAAATGGATTTAGCAACAATGCAATTCTTAGTTGCTCGTTTTTGTGCGCTTGCAGCAAATATTGAAGCCTTAGTTAATGAGATTAAGAACCCATTAGATGATTATGGTAATCGTTATCAAAGAGTTATTAAAAGATTACAAGCAATCGGAAATCAAAACACATCTACAGCAATACGTAATGGAGCAATAAGATTTTCACCTGAACAGAAACAAAGTGACATAAATACCCTAAATAGTATATGGAATAATGAAGGAAGTTCTATAACAATTCCTGGCTATGAAAAAGTTGATGTTGAAGAAATTAAAGCCGAGGATTATAAAAACTTGCCTAATTGCATGGCAGTAATGAAAGGTAATGATACTAGATTTGGTGTTGAAGGCGATGTATTTGATGAAGAAAAAGGTATTGGAATACCTGCGTATACTCATTTAGATTTAGATGTTAAAGTTTATTTAGCAAGACTTCAAGCAATATATGGTAATAAAATAATTATAACTAATGGTTGGGTAAGCCAAAAGTATAATCAAGAAACGTTAAAAAAGGAAAATGATAATCCTCATTTAAGCGGACTTGTTATAGATATTAAAATGGACGACTCATTTAAAAACTCTGATGAGATTGAAGATAATGATAGCTGGATTCCATTCTTTGTAAAAAATGCAAAGAGCTCTGGATTCTTAGGAGTAGTTGTATATGATAAACATATCCATTTAGACGTTAGAGAAATAGCAAGATGACAATTAATGTAAAAACACCATTAAGTAAAAAGCCGAATTTATATAGCGACTTTCATAAAGATTTGCGTATTAGTCCTATATCAAAAGATTTAGCTCTTTTAAAAGATGAGGATGCAGTAAAACAAAGTATTAAGAATCTGATTTTAACAGACCCAGGCGAAAGACTTATGCAACCCTATATTGGTGGTGGAATTCGTTCTTTATTATTTGAAAACATTACACCTGGTGTTTTAAAAGTTATAGAGTCAAGATGTGCAGATACAATTAAAACATATGAGCCCAGAGCAGAACTTATAGATGTAACTGCTTCAAGTTTTTACGATGATAACAAAGTCAACGTAAACATAACATTTTATATCAAGAATGTTGACAGACCAATAGCACTTGATTTAATATTAGAAAGGATAAGATAAGATGGCCAATCCAAAAACTCCAATTACAGAGCTTGATTTTGATTCTATCAAAACTCAGCTCAAAACGTATTTAAGAACTCAAACTCAATTCAAAGACTATAATTTTGAAGGTTCAAATATGAGCGCATTGCTCGATGTACTAGCGTTTAATACCTTCCAAAATAATTTCTATACTAACATGACAATGAATGAGATGTTTCTTGACTCGGCCGTCTTAAAGAACTCTATCGTTTCTCATGCTAAAGAATTAAATTATATTCCAAGATCTCGTAAGTCTGCTAGAGCAACTGTTCGTGTCACAATCACAAGTACTGAAGAAACAAATAGTACAATTACTATTCCAACTTATTCTACATTTACAGCAAATTACCAAGGTGATTTATTTACTTTTGTAACTAATCAAACATATGTTGCAAGACGTACTGCACCCGACACATTTGTAGCAGATAATGTTGAAATATTTGAAGGGTCAATGTTAGCATCATTCCAAAGAGAAGGATTTATTGTAGATGCTGATGGTGTTCTACGCGTTCAGTT